CTGTCCGTTCCGGGGGATGCGCTTCCGGTGTTCCCGGTGGCTGCGCTTGTGCCTGGGGCCCTTGAGCCCGTATTTCCGCTTGCGTCGCCCGTGCTGCTGCTGCTGGCCGCGCCGCTGTTGGGGCTCAGTCCGCTGTAATTGTAAACGCCGCCCGTGTTCGCGCCGTCATTGTTCTGGTGCTGGTGCCCCCATTTCACAGGATGGGTGTGGCTCATGCTGTGGCTGTGGCTGTTCAGGCTGTGCGTGTGGCTGTCCACTGTATGGCTGTGGCTGCCCAGGTCATGGCTGTGGCTGTTCACAGTATGGCTGTGCCCGGCTATGTCATGGGTGTGCCCCATGGCGTGATTGTGGCTGTCCACCGTGTGGGTATGCGCTCCGGCTTCGCTGGTGTATTCGTCTCCACCCTCATAGTCTGTATAACTGCCGCCGACCGGCGTTCCCGTGTTGCCGCTTTCGCCGCTCGGTGTAAATGTCTTTGTTTCTGTTGTGATGGTGCACTCGCCGCCCGCCGTGCTGGCGTAGGTCACGGTGTCGCTGGTGCTGGTGGTCTGGCTGCTGCTTCCGCCGCCGCCGCTGGTCTGTTCCGTGCTGCCTCCGGCAGCTGCGCCGGTTTCATAGGCCCGGAAAGGGGCCACCTGCCAGGAAAGCAGCATCTTATTGATGCGCACCAGGCCGCTGGGTACATAAACCCGCATTTTGGCCGGGTGCGTGGCGTCCGCATTGTCCGCAAAGGTCTGGGCAAACAGGTTGGTCGCGCCCTGACTGTACAGTTCGCCAATGCCCACCCGGTCCGCCAGGGTGTTGATACTGTCCGCTGCGTCCCTTGGCGCGTTGGCGATGGTGATCTCGATGTCGCCGGGATCCCCGTTTACGTCCTTTTTGCTGATTTCCACAATCCGGGCCTGGAAGGTGATGCCGTGCTCCGCGTCCTGCACCGTCACCAGCTTGCCGGGCATGAAGTTGTCCCAGCTAAAGCCGGTCAGCCGGTACAGGTCCACCGCCTTGGCCGTATAGGTGATATAGGGGTTTTTGTACCCTTCCAGCACCTGCCTGGCGCGGGCTTTCAGCGTGGCCGCGTCTTCGATGCGGGTGTCCGTCCATACGCTGCACTTGACGCCCCAGGTGGCCGCTGTGTCGGCGTCGATGTAGGGGACGCCGCCGTTCACGTCCTTGATGGTCAGCTGGTTCACGCCCTCGCCGTAGCCCAGGGGGTACAGCCGCGTCACCAGGGCGCTGGCGTCCATGGTCTTTTCGATGCTCACCAGGTTGCGCCCGTAATAGATGCCGCAGCCGGTGGATGCGTCCGCTTTCCGCAGGTTCACGGTCCAGGGGCTGGTGCTGGTGTCAAAGTCCCAGGTGTATTCCTCTGTCAGCACTTCGCCCAGGGACAGCAGCGCGGAAAGCAGGGAAACATTTTCAAAGTGATATTGAAAATAATCCGTAAATTCCACCACACCCAGCTGCCAGCGCTGCACCGTCTGCCGGTCCAGAATGTACTGCATCACCTGGCGGGTATTGACGCCCGTGCCGCCCACCTCATGGTAGCCGAAAAGCACGTCGTCCAGCAGCGTGGCCATGACGTGCTCCACGTTGTAGGTTTTTACGCCGCCCAGGGCGGTTTCCTCGCTGCTGGGCACGCTGACAATGCGGAAAAGCCCTGTTTGCCGTGGCCCGTCCGGCAGCCGTACCAGGTTGTGCGCCTGGCAATGGTCGTTTTTCGGGTCCCCGGCTGGCAGGGTGAAGCTGCCGGTCCACAGGTCGTTGTGTTTCAGGTCGTAGCCGATGTCCCCGGCGTTGTCCAGCACGGTCAGCAGCTGCCCGCTCTGGTTGTAGATGCTCAAATACTCCGTTGTTCATCCCTCCCCGCGTCGTCCTCCGGCAGCGTTGGCGCGTGCCGCAGGATCAGCACCATGCAGTAAAACATACCGGCAGCCTGGCCGTCCCCGGCCTGCTCTGACTTTTTCACGCGCTGCTTCAGGTGTTCTTCCAGTGCGTCCGCGTCGATCTTGCGCACCGTTACCACCGCCCCCGTGCGCTGGCCGTGATCTGTGCCCCCTTGCTCCCGCTGCCGTAGGTCAGCGTCACCGTGATGGCGTTGCTGCCGCTGTTCAGCAGGATGGGGGCAAAGGCCGTGGCATAGGGCAGGGCGTTTGTGCTGCCGATCACGGCCCCGATGGGCGGTTCCATGTCAATGGTCAGCGTTTGCCCGCTTAACAGGTTCATGCCTGAAAGCACAACGCTGCTGCCGATCTGCACCCCCGTGATAGGGGCTGCCCCGGTGTTTTTCACTTGCAGCTTCAGCGGTGCTTTCTGGCCCGTGCTGACGTTCAGCGTCACCGTGGCCGTGGTGCCGGTGGTGTTCGCGGTGGCGCTGTTTTCGTTTACGTTGTAGGCAAAGGGCTGCGCGTCAAAGCGGATGGGCAGTTCCCCGCCGAACCAGTTTTTCAGGCTCCATTTGCTGGCCGCGCTGAGTTCTGCCAGATAATACTTGTCCGGTTCATAGTCGAATATCAGGTGGCAGCGCCCGGCTGTCAGCCAGGCCGCCACCTGCCGCAGCAGGTACTGGGCTTCGCCCTGGGTGCCCCGCTCAATGGCCGGGTAAAGGGTGCCCTCAAAGGGGATAGTTTCCCATTGCTCCCCGTCCAGCAGCACCGTGCCGCTGACGCCTGCTATTTCGTAGCTGTTCCGCTTAATCTTGGGGATGATGGTGTGCCCTTCCTTTTCGGCATACAATAGCCCCATATCGTTGCGGCTGTGCCTGCCGTTGAAGGAAAAGCCTGTTTCCCTCAATAACACATTTTCACCCCCTTCATGCCGTCACCAGGCGGCTGGTGCGGCCCTTGACGGTCTTTTGCGTCCGCTGCCTGGTGGCCCGGCTGCTGTATGGCTCTAACGTTTCGCCTGCCACTTTGCCGTCGATTTCAAAGACGGCGGTGCCCAGGCCGGTGCTGCGGTTGGCTTCCGCTACCGCGCTGCCGATGGCGTCGTAGTCGATGGCCAGCTGCTGCTCTCTGGTGGAAAAGCCCCCAAAGCCGCCAGCGGTTTCCATTTCGGCCACGCTTGCCAGGTTGGCGGCGGCGTCCGCCACTGCCTGGGCGTTTTCGTCGATGCCGCCCGCCACGCCCAGGGCAAACATTTCTCCCAAAAAGTCGCCCTTTTTGCTGGGGCTGTTGATTTGCAATTCGCTTTTTGCGGCATTGTAGGCGGCCCGCGCTGCGTCCCTGGCTGCGCTGGTGATGATGCTGGTATTGTTGCGGATGCCCTGGGCCACGCCCTCATCGATGCTCCGTCCGATGCTGGGGAAGCCCGCGCTTCCCACTGCGCTGCGCAGGGCGCTGGCTGCGCTGCTGGCCAGGCTGCTGGCCGCCGTGCGCACGCCGCTGCTGGTTTCCCGGATCCCGCTTTCCACGCCCCGCCCAAAGGTCACGCCGATGCTGCGGCCTGCTGCCTGGGTTAGGATGTTTTTCGTGGCGCTTAGAACGGCCTGGGCTATGGCGGTGGCAATGACAATTTCAGCGTTTTTCACGCTCTCGATACCCAGGCCGATGCCTACTGTCCAGCCTGTGCCGATGCTCTTCCCGGCGTCCTGGGTCAGGATTTCGCTGGCAGCGTCCAGCAGGGCCTGCGCTGCGTTGCCGCTGATGGTGGCAGCCGCTTCCTGCACGCTCATAATGCCCTGCACAATGCCGCCCAGCAGGTCGGTGCCCACCACTTTCAGGGTGTCGGCGGTCAGCTTGCCTTTGATGCCGTTCAGCAGGGCGTCGCCTGCTTGTTCTGCGGTCTTTACCAGGTCCGGCAGTGTGCCGGTTACGCCGGTGTTGATGTCGGTGACAATCTTTTTGCCGGTGGTTTCCGCTTCGCTTTCCACTTCCGGGCTTTTGCGCCAGCTGGCAATCCAGTCTTTCAGGGCACCGATGCCCTGTTGGCCTGCCGCTACCACGGATTCACCCGCACCCAGGGCGATGTCGCCCAGGCCGGAAACGATGCCCCAGGCGCGGCTTAGTCCATCCGCCACCTGGTTGCCCAGGGCGTTCCAGTCAATGCCCTGGATGGCTGTTTGCGTCGCTGTGAAGATGCCGGATAGGCTGTCCTGCGCAATGCCGGTCACGCCGTTCACCAGGATGCCCACGCTTTCGCCCAGGGCTGCCCAGTCTATGCTCTTGATGGCTGTGTCTGCGCTGGTAAATACGCCGCTCAGGGCATCCAGCGGGATGGCCGTTGCCTGGCCTGCCAGGGTGCCCAGCTTGGTACCGGTGTCTTCCCAGGGGAAGGCTGCTATCGCTGCGCTGGCTGTGGTAAACGCTCCGCTGATGGCTTCCAGGGGGATCCCTGTGGCCTGCCCGGCCAGGGTGCCCAGCTTGGTGCCGGTGTCAGTCCAGGGGAAGGCTGCAATGGCCGCGCTGGCCGTAGTGAATACACCGGAGATACCGTCCAGCGCCAGGCTTGTCACCTGGCCTGCCAGGGTGCCCAGCTTTGTGCCAGTGTCTTCCCAGGGGAAGGATGTAATGGCCGCGCTGGCCGTGGTGAATACGCCGGAAATGCCGTCCAGCGCCAGGCTTGTCACCTGTCCCGCAAGGGGGCCTATTTTTGTGCC